TCAATGTAGTCACCCGTCTTCTTGTCCACAAAGTCTGGCTTGTATTTCCTGTGCATCACGTATGGTACATCATATGGCTCGTACAAGTAGCGTCTTTTAGGTGCTGCCTGTGCAAAGCGTTTCTCTAAGCCTGACCTGTAGATGCTCTGCTTACGTGATCTCTTGGACTTTAGGCTCATTTACCACCTCCGTTAAGTAGCGTGGCCCTGTAGAGTACAAGAATGTACGCAGGTCTGGATAACAAGCATGTTTGAAGTGACAGTAAGAGCAACCCATAGCCAGCTTCTTGTTACCAGACTTGCCGTCAGGCACTGTGTCATGGCACAAGGGTGGTGGTTCCTTCTGTTCTACCATCTCCTTAACATGGATGATACGCTCCTCTATGTCCTTCTTCAGCACTTCATAGACAGGAGCCTGCTTGTCCTCTAGGTCATACTTCAGGTAAGTCAAATGACCGTTAGCTTTGTCCATAGCCAGCCAGCCTACCTGTGTCTCACCTTCAGACCTGGCGTATCCCTTGATCTGATCTATGTATCCAAACGGATCATCAAAGGCAAGTGAAGCGTCCCTGAACTTCTTGAAGCCGTAGGTACTGGCAGACTTAACGTCAGTCACTATACCATCAATCTTGCAGTCCATGCTGCCTGAGATGCCTTGTACAGTAGCCTGTGCTTGCTCATGTGTCACTGTGTGACCAGCCAAGCGTACAAACAAGAGCAGCATCTCCTCAATGAGATGTCCGTACATGAACTTCACAAGGGTGTGTGGCTGCATCTTTTCCTTCGGCCCTACATTATTGTAATGATTCCATAGGAACCTGTCGGTCTTACCGATGTTAGACATACGCAGCTTACGTGCATCAAAGCTACCACGTTGGGTAAACTCCTTACGCATAAGATCCTTACATGCTTCACCAAAGTCATCAATGATCTGCTCTGCGTCTACTGAGCGATCAGGAGACTTGAACTTCACAAGATTGTATATGTCATCTATCAGGGTGTTAGTTGTTTTCATCAAAGTATCCATCTAGTATACGTTCAGCCACTGGTGCCGCTATTACAAACCATTCATTCTTACTGCCATGAGTTTTCCTTAGTAGCTCATGTATCTCACTCTCTGCTCTACGTCTGTCCTTAGTGTCATAAGACTTTATCAAGATGTAGTCCCTGTATGGGCTACCTGTCTGGAATTGCTTTAGCCTGTCTTCTGCGTCTATTGCCATGCCTATCTTAACCCAGCTAGGGTAGGCTGGGCTGTACAGGATGTACACTTGACCTTCCTTTGCAGTATTGTAGTTACTTAAAGACTCAAATGCTGCATCGCCGAAGGACTTGTAGCGTCCAGGTTTGTGTAATGGATGTTTTAGGGATATATACTTCCCGTTAACCCACATTTCTTTTTTAGCAGCCTTATTATTTCTTTTTCTGACACAGGGCTTGCAAATGTAGTATCTCTTTTTAGAGTAACCTTCATCCCAATTCTCACCTACTGTCAGAGAGACTAAGCAGTGTTTGCAAGTATTAGTGGGTCTCCGCCCATCTAGTTTCCACATTGTAGCATACTCTTCCAGCAAACACATTGCTTTCTTCATTACAATTGCACCGGCACTTTGCAGTAAAGTATTGAGTGCAGAGTGTGCTGATCTAATATGTAACAGCCTGCCGTCTAAGCCTTCAATAGTTCCTTGCTCTGACTCTCTGACAATCCTGTCTTTAAGATCTGCATATGCTGTGAGATTAGACATAAATCGTTCTCTAAGTGTTTTACCAGCAGCTCTGCCTGCTGAAGCCACTGTTCCAAGTTTCTCATCTCCTGCCCCGTAGAGAAGTGCGTAGATGAAAGTCTTTGCCTGATCTCTTGATTCAAGTCCTGCAAGGTGCTGGTTAGCAGTGTGGATGTCTCCGTTAATGACTTCATTTGTATAATCCTTATCGTCCATGTAGTGGGCCAACATGCGTAGCTCTAGGCCACTAGCGTCAAACCCTACAAGTTTGTAGCCTTCTCTGGCAACCCAACACTGTCGGCATTCCTTGCCATACGGTGAGTAGCTTGCCGGTACTTGGGCCAGGTTTGGTTTAGAATGTGTCATACGACCAGTAACAGCACCGTTGGTGTTAACATAGCCATGCACTCTATCGGTGTCTGGGTTAGCTTCATCTACCCATGACTGCACTTGAGCAACACGCTTTTGTAACATCAGGTACTCAGCGATCAACGCTGCCTGTGGTATGTCCTTCACTGTAGACAACACTGCTTCATCTACTATTGGCTGACCTGTTGGTGTTAGCTTTTTAGGCTTCCATCCAAAGTCCTTCAGGTACTCACCTATCTGCTGTCTTGAGCCAAGGTTGAATGGCTTGAGTATCTGTCGCATGAAAGGTTCTCTGTTGCCTGACTGCTGCACCTTCTGGTACTCATCGTCAGTGAGTCCTACCTTAGACAGGCTACCGTCCTTCTTGGTCTTTGGCACTACCTGCTTAACGTCAACCCACTTAGGCTTGAATACCTTGTGTACTTCATCCTCTACAACCAGCTTGCGCTCCTTCAGGGTAGCAAGCAAGTCCATAGCATGTCTCATGTCCAAAAGCCAGCCATTGCGTATCTGCTTCTGTACAATCCACTGCGTCTCATGCTCAAGAGCAATAGACTCCTTGCTAAACTTGCGTAGCTCTAGCTTCATCTGATTGTATGCCTTAGCTGTCACACGGACATCTTGGATACAATAAGCAACCATCTCATCTGACAGACAAGACCAATCACTGTGATCTCCTTTAGGGAATCCCAGGATTTCACCCCAGTTAGACAGCCTGTGACCACCTTCACGTTGTGGGTTAGCAAGACGGGAGAGCACTAAGGTGTCCTCTACTCTGCTCTTGTCCACCGTGATTCTCCACAGCTTCTCTAACACCGGCATGTCAAAGCCTATCAGGTTGTGCCCTACTACGGGGAAGTCACCTGAGAGAGCCTTTGCGAGGCTTTCACGGTCATAGTGTTCCTGTACCACATCGTCCTGCATAGTTACTGCTAACCATATGGTGTCAGGATCAAGACCGTTAGTCTCTATGTCCAAGAACATTGGTTTATAAGGCACTGTCTACATCCTTCGGCTTACTTGTCTCTGACATTCTACCAGTAAAGTTATCGTACTTCAGGTAGCAACATGCACCAGTGAGTCCAGAGTAACGGTTCTTGAGCACACGCACTGTTGTCGTGTTACGTCGTTCAGGGTTATCGTCCTGTTGATCACGCTCCAAACCAATGACCATATCAGACAATTGTGCTATAGCCTGCGAACCACGCAGTTCACTTAGACTAATCTGCCCACCGTCCTCGTGTGCCTTACCCTGTGTGCGCTTCAGGTGTGACACAAGGAACAAGCCTACGCCTAGCTCCTGCACCAGTGACCGTAGCTTGGTCATGATAGCATCAATAGCTTTGCGCTCGTCACCGTTGTCCTGTGCTGACACAACGATGGACAGGTGATCTAGGATAATCCACTTGCAGTCCAGCGCCTTAGCCATGTACCTGACCCTAGCCAACAGGTTGTCCTCGCTGGTGCTACCCCAATGATCAAACAGGTAGAACCTGCCGGTACCTAGGGTGTCCTCCCAGTAAGGAAACGCTAGTTCTGGATCAAGCTCCTCCTCAAGGTGCAAGGGACAGTCTGCCTCTACTGACATGATGCCCAGTGCAGTCCTAGCAACATCTTCCTCCAATGCTAGGATTCCAATGTTGTCCTCCGTTGCCCTGAGCAAGTAGTGCTCTAACTCCCTGACCATCTGAGATTTACCCATGCCTGACCCTGACGTTATCGTCACTAGCTCGTATGGTCTAAATCCCTTCGTGTAGGTGTTGAGTCCCTGCCAAGGATACGGTATTGACTTAACCTTGATCTTGTTGGTTAGGGCATCCCATGTGTCACTGCCTTGGATGATACCATCAGGCTGATAGACCTTGGAATTCCACCACGCCGCAGTGAAGTCTCTCACCTTGTTGGCTACTAGCATCTCACTAGCGTCCTTCAAGGGCAGCTTGACTATCTTTAGCTTGCTTGGTGAGAACAAGTCCTTGATATCATCTATGGCCTGCTGGCCTGCCTTGTCACCGTCAAAGCAAACAACCACGTTGTCGTAACCTTCAAGGAAATCCAGGTTCTCCTTGATCTCCTTAGCTGCTGACGATGCTCCGTTACGCAATGAGACTACATCCCACTTGCGCTCAAACATCTCAGAGAC